GTTTCTGCAAAATCACAATCTTCTACTAAAGTAAAAACGATTCCAGAATTAGATTTTAATTGAGTTTCTTTTTTAATCATGGGAAGAGCGGATATTACAGGCGTATAATCGCCAGAATCAGAAATTTCAGCTGGGGCAGATATGTAAAACGTTAGCGTGCAAACTGAGGGTGCTGCGCCTGCGATTGGAACCCCTGCATTTTTTGCATGCATTATGATATTAGAAGGCTCAATAGCAGTAATCGGATTTAGCTCGTTAAACTGATAATCTAAATAAAACGACATTGTATCGCCAACGTAAGCAGCCATTTCGACTAAAAGGCCTCCGAGGCTTGCTTCTGAAAAATCTTGAATCTTATCAGGAAAGAAAGTTTTGGCATACTTTATCAAATCTCGTCTGAAAGCAACGAAATCTTTTGCAAGATAAGATTTTTGTGATGTTTTGGCTACTATTTTTGAAGAGTCGACTGACAAAATTATCCTCCCATATATAAAATGACTTCCATTGCTTGCTGGTTAATTCCAGCAACTGGAGCCGAGTAAGTTATTCTTATTCCATTCGGTGCAGTGCCACCCGTGGTGCCATCTCTTGGAGTAGAAAAAGTTTCAAAATTATGTAAAGTTATAAACGGCATATATTTTTTTGTTGCTTTAGTGATTCTCAACATTGCTTCGGTGTCTGTGCTTTCCGAACCTAGCTCCATTACAAGCTCTTGCAAATTAGCACCAAAATCATACATTCCAATTCTTTCACCGTGATTAGTAAGAATTAAATTTTTAAAATTATCTTTTATTAAAGACGCCTTGTCATGGTGCATCTCGAAAAGATTTCCGAAATCATAATCAAGCGCTACAGGAGTCTTAATTCCAATCGGTGGACGTCTTTTGATGTCCGTACGACGAGTCTGTCCGTATTCCTCGATAGTCTCACCAACAGACTTAAATTTATATGTTCTTGAGTTAGACATTTTCAGACCCTACTTTTTGCCGCTGTATTAAATATTCCTCAACATAATTTTATCTGATATTAATTTAAGATAAGTGACACAACGGTGTAAGTTCTGCGTCTCCAAACGGTAGAACAACCATGTGAAAAAATGGAGAGCCAAAAGAAAAACCAGTGCCCGCTGACTTAACGGGGCCATTTAATTGGGCGTTGAGAACAAAATTCATAGTAGCCTCCGCAATAGCCTCACCTAAATCTTTACAATTGGCTGCGTAATCTGCGCCGTCTGAAGTATCTGCTGCTGCTTTGAAAGCATTAGTTAATTGAATTGAAAAACCCAAAACCATTGCTTGTAGCCCAGCATTTGTGCCACCCGGCCGGACTTTGGCCGCCATTCCGGCGTTGATTGCTCTCCTTTCAGATATTCTCCATCTATTCTGAACCCCTGGTGGTACTCCCGATTCGTATCTATCGTTCCAGCCCGTAAAATCGCCGATCCCTTCACCTACGAGATTTCCAACTTCTCCAGGGAGTTGAGTTACTTCTTGCGCCGTTTGTTTTACTACGCCTAATAAATCGTCTGCCATTTTGTTATCCTTGTTAGTGTTGTGTTAGTTTGTTATTCAGTGAAAACTCTTTCTGATGCAAGACCGGTGATCATCGCTCTTACAGATGCAGCTCCAGTAACAAGAAAGTCGCCCCCATTGCTCACCTGAGTGCATTCGCGGCCGAAGCCCGGTGTTTTGTTACCCATTAGCGACGAGCCAGCATTCTGCATTGTATCGCATATTGCATTTAAAAGATTTTCTAGTTGTTGATATCGAACTACTGGATTAGAGCCTTTTTCGGTCATATAATCCAATCTTCCAGAGCCAGATTTAGTTCCATCTGGACCGCCGCCGCGGCCGCCATCTTGGGCGACTTGCAGCACATTAGTTTCTCCAGCTCCTGCTCGATGCTCATTATCAGGAACTCGGCCCAAATAAATTCTACTGCCCGAAATTTGAATAGTCCCATCTGGCTGTAAGCAAATAGAAGCATGATCGCCAGCTAAATCACCCTGCTTCACTATTCTAATAGAACCATTGATTTCTTTTTCTTCGTCTTTTCTAGCAACCAATCTAACGTTATCAGAGCACATTATAACGAATGGTTCTCCCTCTCTATCAGTGAACTCTTCCCCGAATGGTGTTGCTAGATTTTCGTTTCCAGTATCTATTCCAAAATTTTTATCTCCATCTGTAGCCATTGAAACATACACTCGAGCTGAATCATATTTAAAATCAGGGTCTCCCTCATACGGGGGAACGGTTTCGTTGTTTATTTGCGGATTTTTATCAGTCTCTATTGTCGCTGGGACTAAGTCTGGGCGTGTGGTGTCGTGGTAATTTTCTATAGTTCTAGGCGCAGTAGCTTCTGGTGCATCACCAAGAGATCCAGTTAAAGTTGGGTTTGTCGGTAAAAATCTGCCACGACCAGCAACAATGTCAATAGTTCCATTAAAGCTTCTTGTTCCCCCAGCATCTTCAGATGGCGTTATAGTACCCAAAGTGTTTCTAACATCTCTTGGCATATTTGAATCTGGACGATCTTGCCAAGTCCATCCTCTGTCTTCTCCTAAAATAATAGCAGTGTTATTAGAACCCTGCACCACAAGATCTTGAGGCCTCTTACTTAATCTTGGAACTGGCTCCATTTTTACATAAGGATACCAAAAAGAAATTTCTTTAATTAAAGAATAAGCTTCATTACTATTTTCTAAACCAAATGAACTTATTGAAACTCCAGATCTCGTACCGTCTCCATTTTGAAATTTTGGTAAAATTATTGGTCTAGTTGCTTGAGCTGATTCTAATTGTGCGCTAGTGCTAAGCGTGGTCGTCGTATAGAGCTTGCGATCTCCATGAGTAAAATTGAGATCGTCTACTTCAGCTTTCTCTGGGCATCTTGATATCCAATACGGCAAAGTACCTAAGTCTCCAGCTTTTTCGCCCATTAACCAAACAGTTTCGCCGGGCTTAACTGGCATACAGATATGCGGTGGAAAAAATGGATAAGCTATCAATTGAGGGCTGCCTTTTTTTCCATCAGATATAGGCTGGACAATCAAGGCGTTTCTTGGAGCCGAGTCTACATATTGAGCATTTGAAACGAAATATTTTGCATTTTCTCTTCTATCTGCCTGGTATTCCCAAAGAGCTAAATCTTGAATACAGTCTTTTACAACTGCTTTAAATAAAATTCTTGCCGGCGCCGGAGGCGGTGGTGTTGCTGATTCGACTGTTTGTCGACCCATCATTCTTGTTCTGGAATCTTGACTACCCATATTTTTTTCTCTTATCCACTTATTTTGTTAAAAATATCATCTGGATCTATTTTAGAATTTTGTTCTTCAGCTTTAGATATTAACTCTGCTAATTTAAGTAATTGGTCGTTAGCTTTATTCATCCTCTCTAGATATTTGTTCATTATAGGACCCACAGCAATATGCTCTGCGGCAGTTTGGGTCATTATTGAATATACTTCATGAAAAAGTATATAAGCATTTTCTCTATCTGTAACTGCGTTTTCATAGATCTCTTTCCACAAAAGCTTTTTCTTGTCTTCTGTGCTCGTAAGAGAATCTAATAAATCTCCAAATTCTTTTATTTTTTTCTCTTTTTCTTGAATTCTCTTAAGAATGTCTTTTTGCTCTTCTGACATTTGCTTACCTACATAAAAAATGGATCTTCTTGTTTAATCTCTCTATACAACTTTCGAATTGAAGACATTGAAGCAGAAAGCTGTTTGGAATTTAACCCAGATATATCTCTTACGTATACAAAGATAGCTCTTTTGTTTAAGAAGTCTAGCTGATCTACCATTTCGAAAATTTTAATAATTGCACTTATACACGCAATTTCATTTTTTCCATCTACCTTATCTTGAATTTGATAAAGTATTATCATTATCTCAGCTTTAAATTCCTGGTCTATCATTAAGTCATCTGGAGATGGCGCTACTTGAGAACTCGCTATAGCTATTTTATCATTTGCGCTTAAGCTAGTAACGTCTTCGATGCTGACATGGGATCCAGTAATCTTCTTTCTTCTTCTAGAATTTAATATCAACCAGTTTTTTGCAACTACATTAAAATATGAAAAAGCTTTTGTGCCTCTAGAGTTATCAAACTTATAAAGAGTTTCATACATAAAAGTCACACAATCATTTTTTAGAACTCCAAAATTCTCACCCTTTTTGGCAAATCCGTAGATAAGAATTAAATTTTCGGCCAATTTATTAAATGCGGGAGAGATTCTGTCTTTATAGATTACGCCGCGGTCATCAGCAGATTCTGTTTGCTGAAATTCGCAAATAGCTTTCTGGGTATTTTCATCAAAATAAAGTTTCGTAGTAGAACCCTTTTTTCTTCTTCTTATTACTCTTTTCTTTCTGACTTTTTTCTTTTTTTCCACTTAAAAACTCCAATTATTTTTCTGGTTCTGCTTCTTCTACTTCTTCTACGTCTCCCAAAATATTAGCTGTTTTTAAAATTTGATCTCTGCAGTCTTTTATATCTGTTATTACAGATCTAATTTCTTGGCTATCATAAAATAGCGGCATTTCGACTATTGTCGATATACTAGCATATTTTGTATCAAAAACGTCAAGAGTTTCCTCAATTTGGTCGATGTATTTTAAAATAAGTTTTCCAAACTTAATATTATAATAAACTGAGAAAGATAGTAATACTGTAGACACACAAAGACAGCCCGCTAAAATTATGGTTAAGGTGTTCACTTTTCTATTTCGTCCAAAAATTCATCATATTTTTTACTGATCGCTTTATGAGAAAACTCTTCTTTTATTATTTTTGCTAAATCTTTAGCCCAACTCTTTGGTATATCGGAAGCTTTTCTAAATTTAGAAACTTTCTTTTTAAAATCAGACTCTATTACATCTGCCCAACAAGAACCCTCTACAAAAATACTATTATCTACTCTAGACTTATGGATTGGCACCAAACTATAATTAAGTTTTATAAATTTTCCCTTGTTTAGAAAATCTAAATGGCCTGACCAGTTAGTGGCTATTATTGGAAGTTCAGAAGCGGCAGCTTCTAAAAGAGGCAATCCAAAACCTTCGCCTCTTGATGGAGCTACAAGAGCTTTTATCGATTTTTCTCGATAAACATCTGATAATTCTTGTTCTGTTAAATCTCCATGAAGCAAATATATTTTAGGATATTCACCAGTGCGGACTTCGTCTATAAGATTTTTTAATAGACTCATCGTTATTCTTCTATCTACTTTAGTATTCTTTCCGTGATTAGTTTTAACAACAATACCCACATCCGGATCGTCTTTAAAAGTTTCGCAAAGCCACTTTATGGCGAAGAAAGTATTTTTTCTGTCGTTAAAAGGATTGTTTCCAGTTATCTGACCGAATAGAAGAAAGTTAAAGCTGGTATCAAGAGATAATGGCTGATTTTCTTCGCAGTTAACTAAAGCGTCTGGATAGCTTTCTGGTATTACTGAAATTGGAACTGACAAGTTTCCTGAGTTCTGCAGTACTTTTTTAGTGTGTTCTGAAGGAACTATTATGTGGTTCATTTTATTGCATGCTTCGATCCACTTGGGTGAACACCGATCAGTTTCTACAGCGGCAGTTACACCCACGTTGTAAGAAGCTAAAGACGAATCCCACTCATTTGGAAGCTGAACCTGAAACGAATAATCAAATCTTTCTGCTTGAGGGTTGTAATCTGTTCTCTTAAAAATCTCTTTGATTAATCCATCTTGTCGATTTTCATCAAGTAACCAAGGAGTAATGCCCCATGGCAATGTTTGAACTTTTATTTCTATATCGTCTCTTTCATGGAGCCACTTGAATATCTGGCGAGTGTGGACTCCATATCCAGAAAGAGTAAGAAGCGGTCCTCTAATAATAGCTTTTTTCATTTTACTTCTCCTAAGAATTTTCTCTGATATTTTGATTTCCAGTTTTCTAAGGTGTCATTGAGAGTATCGTTCCAGAGATCAATTGTTTTTTGATAAGAAAATTCAGAATCTACGTAATCTATAACCTTTTGCGATAGCTGCTCTTTTTCTTCTGGTGTTTTTTCATACATTTTCATAATGGCGTTTGCCACACTCTCGTTTGAGCAGTAATCTTCATAAATGTATGGAACACTCTGCGACCCAACCAAAGTTTTTAAATCTATATCAAGGGCAACACCATTTTCGGAGCCATCTCGATGATCAACAACTTGGCGAGTTAATCCCCCGGTTTTTGCAGCTATTATAGGAGTACCAGCTTGCATCGATTCTAAAGTAGCTAAACCGAAACCTTCAGCATAAGATATATTCAAACAAGCATCACTGATATTGTGCATTATGTTTATTTGCTCGAAACCAACTCTTTGATTAGAGAAAACTACTGTATCTTGTATTCCGAGCATCTCTCCCGTGGCAAAAAGATTGGGTCCTTCCGGGTCTTGGGGGTCTGTGTGCATCAATAAAGTAACGTCCCTTTTCCCATGTTTTTCTTCAAGCTGTTTCACAAACAAGCTCCAAGATACCAAGACATCGTTTGTTCTTTTTCTACGCGCGTTTCTGTTCATCCAAAATACGACAAAGTTATCTTTCTTTTCTTTTCCAAGAGCCTGCTCTTTCAAGCTTAAAATTTGAGATTTTTGCATAGGGAAAAATACATTTGGTGGTAAAGCGTGAGGAACAAAATTAGTTTTTTCTGGAAACTTTTCTCCGACCATCTTGTAAGTTAAGTGAGAGTGGCAGTTGATTAAATCAGTTGATTGATAAAACTCGTTATTAAACTGGGGATATGGATAATTGTCCCAAACATGCCACCAAACTATAGGGCAAATTTGATGAATTTCATCCTCCATTTCAAATAGCCAGATGAAAAATCTCGGATCAGTAAAAATAAACAATATGTCTGGTTTTTCAGTAATTAAAGCTAACCTAAGCATATCGGGATTTCCAAAACCATCAATGGGCTTGATTATGAAATCTTCGCTCACTTGAACTACATCGTAATTTTCATGCTTTATTGCCGCACCAAATTGTCTAAAAGACCATTCGCCCTTAGCTAATAAGCCATTCACTAAATGGCGAGTTTGAGTACCGACTCCCGAGGTACTCAAGGCATGATCTGATAAAATTAGAATTTTTTTCTTTTTTTTCATTTCGAAATTAACCTCTCCCTTCGAACTAATTCATTTTAATAAAAAAGGGCCAAACGGTAAAAAATGGCCCTTAGAAACTTTAATTTTTTAAACTGCTATGTGCAGTATTCTGTATCTTTGTAGTCGCAAAAAGTGCAACTCATTCTATTTTTAACAAAAAATCCCCTGTAGACATTTTTGATCATGCTAGAAACCATTTTATTAGCTTGTTCTAAAGCTTTGGGACCAGCGGAAACTTTTAATAATCCGCACATATTGCCCGGCTTTCCGCCCCTCTTTAGAAGAACAAACGCACACCCAACATCTTTAAACGGAATATTGTTTTTCGAAGCCCAGTAATATTTGTAGAGAACAAGCTGTGCCTGCATCATGAAATCTCTTCTTTTTCTCTTGTCCCAACCATAAGATTTTGCTGTTTTCCAATCCAAAATCCAATATTTATATGTTCCATTTTTTCTAGGAACTTTGATGATTGCGTCGATATAACCTTTAAATTTAATGTCTGCGCTATCTATCTCTTCGTATAGCATTTCTTCTGCGCTGACTCTTTCCCACTCTGGAAAATTTTCATCTAAAAAACCAGGAACATCATCCCACATATTAGAAGCCCACTCACACCACTCTTCTACCGGAACATGCTTGTACCATTTCGGCATCTTTTCATACCATTCTGGCTTATCAAAACCGTGCTTGTTCCAGGCATCTCGAATATTTTGAAGTAATCTTTCTTTTGGTATTTCGCCAGTGTTTAAAAAACTTTCGCACCCTTCATGGACGTTAGTCCCGAAATCCAAATAGGGAGAAGGAGTTCCAAGGTCAATTTTATCAATATACGCCAGTTTGTGTCTATACGGACACTCTTTCCAGTTTTTTACTTCAGAATAAGAGATGTGTGGTTTTTCAGTAGGAAAATTCATTATATAAAATCATAAACAAAAACATGGCAATTGTTCACATTTCTTTCTTAAAATCAGCTATATATTCTAGTAAATTTGTTTTCGGTCTCCAGAGCGTAGCTGAAGTCATAGCTGATATATCTGCAAGGGTCTCTCTTGCTTCTCCTGGCCTTGCAGGAATGAATATAATATTATCACTAAACTCAAATGCTACGTCAAACAGAGAGTGATTTTGGCCGGTGCCCAAAGAAAAGACTTCTCCATTATGATTTCCGTCTGTTAGGCATATCAACCCAAGAACAATATCTGAAATATGCGTGAAGTCTCTTCTCTGCGTTCCGTCTCCCACCACAGTAAGCGATTCACCGCTTGTGTATTGCTGCTCAAATTTTCCTATAACTGTAGCCCACTCTCCAGTGATTGGCTGTCTGGGGCCGTATACATTAAAAAATCTAGCCACCGCAGTATTCATTTTATAATTTTCTGAAAAGAGCCGGCATATGTCTTCTCCAGTATGCTTGGCAAATGCATATGGATTTAAAAGTGGTCCTCCGAACGCGGTGCTTGAACCTGCATAAACTATTTTTGCATCTTTATTCTTTCTTCTCATAAAATCTAAAAGATAAAAAGTTCCTAAAGAATTTACTTCAAAATATCTAACTGGATCTGAAAAAGATGGTTGAAGTCTTGCTAAAGCGGCTAGATGAAACACTATATCATAATGATCTAATTCTTTTTCTATCTTTGGAAGATCCACTATATCTTTAATAAGATACTTTACTTCACTTCTCATATATTCGGAAGATGCAGACTCTGAAGATAGATCGTCTATAACAGTTATGTTTTTATAACCAGAAGATATTAATTCGTCTACTAAATTAGAGCCGACAAAACCTAGACCGCCTGTAACTAAAATATTTTTATCTGTATTAATCTTCACTAACGGCTCGCCCTTTCATAGATTCCCAGTCTTTATTATTTCTAACTTCTGAATTTTTTAGTTTAGCCGCTTTAAGAACTTTGGGATCAATGTCTAGTTTTTTAGCCATATAAATCATAGCATTAAGGTCTTTTGGAAAACAGTGGCCGCCGAAACCAAAATCACCATCTGGGCCAGGGACCTGAAGATGTGATGTTCCTATTCTTTTATCCAAACGAGCTCCAGACACCACTCTAGAATAATCTGCATTTAAAGATTCACATAGCTGATAGAATTCATTAGCAAATGAGACTTTTGCAGCTAAGAAGCAGTTTATGAAATATTTCACAAGTTCTGCAGTTACGTATGTTGTGGTAAAATAACTTATATTTGGAAATACTTTTTGAAATACTTTTTGAGCTTTTTCACAATCAGATGGATGGCCACCAAGTACTATTCTATTTTGATTCTTAAAATCTTCTGCGGCATTGGCTTCAGTAAGAAACTCTGGATTGAAAACAAGGTTTAAATTTCTATATTCGCTGCTCCAGCCTGAGTGAGTCTGAGGCGGGACCGTAGATTTCGTGATTACCAACTTGCTTTTATTTATTTCTAATAAGCAATTGTTTATTTCTTTCAGCGCGGATTCAATAATTCTAGTGTCGCAACTTCCGTCTTTTCTCATTGGGGTAGGCAAACAAACAAACAAAACATCTGATTTCCAAACTAGCTCACCGATAGATTCAACTGTGGCTTTTTCAGGTATTAGATCGTAAGTTTCTATTTTGTAAGCTTTTTCTAATCCTAACTTCAGAGAAGACCCGACAAACCCTTGGCCCAGAATTCCAATAGTTGTCTGCATTACTCTGCACCTTTTCGTTTTATGAGCTTCTTATATTCTGGAAAATAAAGATAGTCAATGTTGGTTCCTAAAAAGCAGTTTAGAGCATGCTCAACATTTTCGCAAATGGGCTCTCTATCATTGAAGCTTGTGTTAAGTATGATTGGTACTCCAGATGCCTTATGCCAAGCTTGCAAAAAATCATAGTACCACTTATTATCAGTCTCTCTAACCGTTTGTAGTCTTGCTGTTCCATCTAAATGAACCACAGCTGGTACTAAATCAACTTTTTCTTTTTTAAATTTTAAAACAAACTGCATGTACGGACTCTCTTGATATTCTTCGAACCAATCTGAGGCTTCAGACTCTAATATAGAGGGAGCAAAAGGGCGATACCATTGCCGATGCTTGACCTTTTCATTGATAGTATCTTTCATTGTCGTTGATCTTGGATCTACTAATATGCTTCTATTTCCAAGAGCTCGCCGGCCAGATTCAGACGAGCCGTTGAATACCGACACTATATTTCCCTCTTGAAGCTTTGAAACTATATCTTCTACGCTTGATTCTAAAACTTCTATGTCATTTTTTCTATTTTCTAAAACTTCATTAAAATGTTCTTCAGTCCAAGTTTCTCCTAAATATGGAGTAAAATTATGCTCCCATTTAATTCTCGGATTTCCAAGCTCTTCGTGCCACAGAGCCTGTGCCGCTCCTATACACAATCCACCGTCATAAGGTACAGGGGGTATATAGACTCTCTTTAATTGCGGGAACCACTTCAATAATTTTCCCATGGCAACAGAATTTAAAGTGACACCACCAGCTAAACAAATTGAATCTATATCGCTATCAAAGCTTAGCGCATATTCTATTATTTGTCTTATAAGAGCTTCGGTCGCTTCTTGCAAACCAGCAGCTATATCAAATCTATTTTGCTCTGACTCTCTAGCATGAGCGGCCCACGGTTCTAAATAAGGGTGGGGTGGATCACGGTCTGAAGTTGCTCCAACTGGTTGGTTTGGAGGCTTAAACCCAGCAGACATCTTGTCTTTGGTTAACCAATTCCAGCAGTCTTGAGCCCAGATAGATGCATCACCAAAAGCAGCCATGGCCATTACAGAACCCTCTTGGCCTCCTCTTGGCCACCCGTTCTGAAGCTTAAATACATACCTTGTTACTCGTGTCCACACACCTCCGATATTAATCTCGTTAGGCCGAAAGGTCTTTAGATGCTTCAATTCTGTTCCATCACCCCTCCAGATCGTACATGCAGACTCTCCACCGCGGTCGTCTTCTACACCACCACCATCTAAAGTGACGATTATAGATTTC